ATGTTAGAGGACCGCTGGTCGGGGCCGGGGATCAGGTGCTGGCAGATGTCCACTTCATGGATGATACGCTTCACGAAGACGCTGAACGCATCCGCTCTGTCTTTACTAGCGGATACGACAAGGATCTTGATGTCTGGATCATTTAGTAGCAGCCACACAACGTAGGCACTTGTGAGCCAGCTTTTGCCGACCCCTCGGAATGCGGAGACCATAGACCGCTTTGGGCCATGTTGTAAGAAGGCTGCGATGTCGTATTGGATTGTGGTCGGATCTGGGAGGGCAAGGTGCTTCCACAAGACGTAAACGAACTTGCGGAAGTCCTTCTTAACTGCCGTTAACTTGTCGGTACTCAGTGCATTGAGCCTTCAGTGTCGTCGTAGCCATCGTCTTCGAACTCAGGGAGCTTCTGAGCAATCGCCAGCATGTCTGGGTTCTGCTCTGCATTGGCTTCGATATGGTTGTCTTTTAGGAACTGGCGGATTTGGCCAAGCTCCGCTGCTGTCAACTCTTGGTCACCCAATAGCTTGCCCTTGAAGAAGCGAGCTAGGAGGCCGTGGAGTTCACTGAGTTCGCCCTCAGTTGCCTTCTTTGACTTAGTGTTGGACATGATTCCTCCATACGGCCTCCTAGGGCCGCTGTGCGGGTTGTAGCTAGATTGGGGTGGTAGGGAGTCAGTGGCCCCCAGAGACTCTCAGGGAGTCTCCTAGGGGCTTCTAGGGGCTATATGCCGACAAAGCTAAGGAGAGACATGAGGTTCATCTCCTTGGCGGTCAGAGCCACCGCAGCACCGATAGCAATCCACCGGATCTGCGCTAGGGTTCGCTGGATAGAATCTAGGCTGTCAGCCATAGCGTTGGTCTTGTCGGTTAGATTGGATAACTGGGAGCCGTGGGCCTCAGTCTGGAACTCCAGCTTGAGGATTCTGGCTCGCCAGTCGGGCGATGCTCCGGGGATCTTTAGGTCGGACATCAGCGCAAGGCTTTAGTCGCCGTGATGCGTCCCCAGATGGCGATAGCACCCGCCACTACCATAGCGCCGTCTAGCGCCAGAGCAGTAATATCGGTTTCTAGTTCGCCTGTGTCGAAGCCAAGTTGCTTGAGGCCCATGCCTAGCATCATGACCCCGACCGAGATGACAGTCTTTGACTGCCACCAAGGTTTATCGGTGTCTAACATGTTGTTATCCTTAGATTTTACTTTGGTAGTGTTCCGCGAGGGTGAGCACGCCGGTCGTGGGGACGTTAGTGGACGCTGCCGCAATGTTTACCTGCACGGTGCCGCTGCCGCTGGTGAACTCGTAGTAGTGTTCCCCGCTTCCTACAGTCTGCGGCGCTGGCACAGTTATGTTGCTGGACGTTAGCGTCACGCTCGACGGCATGCGCAGTATCACCACGCCGGAGCCGCCAGAGCCGCCAATCCGTGCAGTGCCGCCGGTACCGCCGGAGCCGCCTCCGCCACCGCCGGTATTTGCTTGGCCGTTGTTGCCTGCGTTTGAGCTAACACCATCGCCGCCGCCGCCTTGGCCGCCAGAACCGGGAGCACCGCCGCCAGAATAGTAGCCGCCCCCGCCGCCGCCGCCATAGTAGGCCGCAGAGCCGGTTATCGAACTTGTCACGCCGTCGCCGCCGTCACCGCCGTCGCTGTTGGTGGCACTTTGGCCCGCGCTACCGGCTCCGCCGCCACCAGCTCCATTGCCGTACCGGTTTGAAAAGGCAAATCCAGTACCAGTGCCACCATCGTAGCCTTGCCGCGGGGGACCAGCTTCGCCAGCGCCGCCAAGGTTGCGGTTGGACTGGGTATCGCCTGCACCGCCACCGCCGGAGCCGCCGTTCTGGCCTCCGAGGAAACCCTCTGAGCCACCACGACCGCCGCCGAGAGCAGTAATCGTCGTGCCATAGTCCAGTACGCTATCGTCGCCGTCTGTGCCGCCAGTGGAGGAGCTGCCTACGCCGCCAGAACCGACGGTAACGTCAAGGCTGGCCCCATCGGAGACCGAGGTCGTTGTGCCGCTAAGCACACCGCCACCACCTCCGCCGCCGCCAGCGTGTTTGCTACCGCCCGCACCACCGCCGCCGACCACTAGGTAGTCGATGGAAGCTGTGGTGGGTGCCGCCGTGCTCGCCACCAGCGACCGCCCGGTCATCCCGCCCCACCGCCGCGTGGGCCGGTCAAGGTCGATAGTCGGCGGGTTCGTGCCGGTGTAGCTGGCGAGGCTGGCGTCGGAGAGCGCACGCGGCCAGTAGGTGAAGCGGCGAATATGGCCGTTCATGGTCAAACTGGTTTGCTGGTGTCCTCCCAGCCGCAGTTGCGGCTTACTGCCTCCCGGGTTGTATGCGCCCGCTGTCATGCTGACCAGCGCTCCGTCATCGGCGGTCATGTAGTTGCCCGCAGCGTAGCTCATCGCTAGTTTGCTAGTGTGCGGGAACGTAGGGCTTGCAACAATCACATTTTCTGCTGCGACATTGGCTGTGCCGCCAGTGTTGATCCGAGCCTCAATGTCGTTGTTGTTGGCGGCGTCGAGAAACATGAAAACGCGATCTGTGTTGGTATTTGACGTGCCAAACTCAAAAACGCGCTCATAACTGCCTGTCGCGTGGTCGATGGTTACATCCGCAAGGACCGACCCCGTGGTCTCTTCAAACCCAAACGCACTCGTCGCCAACGTGATCTCGTCGGCTGCGCGGGTGACACTGCCAGAGGTCGTGGGGATGTAGCTAGTCGGGCCAGCGCCTTCCTCGCTCTGGATGCCCCATATCAGCAGTCCGCTGCTGCCGTCGCCTTGGTAAGACGTGTTGGTATCAGTCCCGTCATCGTCGATGACCATCTGCAAGAACGTACTTGCGGTACTAGCCGCTGTGCTGGTGATGCTAATGCGATACCACCCATTCCCAGCGGGTGTAATGGTCGTGGCGTCTGGAGTGTCAGACCCGGGCCATTCGATTATGGAGCCGTTGCCTTGGAGGTCGTAGGTAGCGACATTATTGTTACCAAATGCGGCTCCCGGCATGAGCAGTCGGATGCCTGTGCGTCCAGCAGGCTTAGCGTAGAGCGACGCAGTGTACTGCGTACCGCTCGTGACGGAAAACAGTGCGGTGTTTGCGTTTTTCTCGCCCAGAGCGCTGTCTTCAGTCGCTTTAATAGCGGTGTTGGTGCCGTCAGGAGCCGCCCCTTGGTTCGTCGTGAACGTAACCGCTGCCGTATTGCTTGGAGTAGTGCCGGGATAGAGGTTCGTCCGCTGCTCCTCGACCAGCAGCCCCAGCGGGTTGCCCGAGGCGTCGTACTCGACGCGGGGGGTGTTTACTGCTGCTGTCTGGATTAGGCCGTTGCTACCCATATACGTCGCCGTGGTGGACCGTGTGCAGCTAACGATGTCGGTCGCGAGCTGGTCGCCGTTGGCCTTCGCGGCAGTCGGACTTGTCGTAGCACGGGTGAAGCTGCTGGCCTGCCCGTCGAAGTTCAGGTCGAGGCTGGGCGCTTCAAAGGCGTTGTCGGCGGAAAGCGCGCCGAGGTTGAAGACGCCGCTGGTGCGTGGTGTGCCGCTTACGAGCGGGTCCGCGCCAACGATCCCGCCAAAGTAGTGTTTCGCGCGCTTGCCCACGGTTAGCTGATGTCCTCGTATGACACGATAGCTTCGAGGTCGCCGCTGGCTGCTACGCCCTGCACTTGAATCTTGTCGTCTTCTTCGAGGTAGACAGACCCAGCCAGCACGTCGAGCGACGCCTTGGCCGGAATGCTGATGTTCTTCGCAAGGTGGAACGTCGAGGGGCTACCCGTGCCTACGCCCTTGATCAGCGTCACCAGCACTTCGTCTGCGGCTGCGGTGTCTACGTTCGCAATGATGATCGTGTTGACCTTCAGCAGTTTGTTGCTGCCAGCCGCGTTTGCAACGAGGTCTAGCGCGCTGGACGTCACTAGTAACCCGGCGACTTTGCCGTTGATCGTGCCGGTTGCGCCACGGATGTTTGGTGCTGCCATTGTCTGTGCTCCTTAGCCGAGTACCAGCGCCATCGCGGCGGCAACACCGGCGGCACTTGGTTGATCTACAAATTCGAGTTGATTGTTTGCGCTGTTTTGCGCCAGCACTTGCCCTGCGGCCGGTGCGGTCTGCGGGAACTTCAGCGTGTAGCTGCTTGCGCCGCTATGGTCCGGGCCTTCCAGCGTTACAGCGTGGCTGCCAGCGCTGCACTGCAGGTCCAGTTTGCCGTTGTTGCTGCCGTCGCCGGTTGCCTTGATATGGTCGGCCAGCAGGTCGTTCGCGCCAAGGTCCAGCGGCTTGTTTGCGGTCCACTTGTCGCCGGTTGCAGCGTAGGTGAACGTCGCGCTGGCACCGTCCACGGTAAGCCCCGCACCGTCTGCCGCTGCGGCGTTTGCAGCGCCGGATGCGACCACGATGTTCTTGTCGTCTACTTCCAGCGTCGTGCTGTTGATCGTCGTGGTCGTGCCGTCTACTTGCAGGTCGCCCGCAATCACGACCGTACCAGTGTTGTCGCCAACGGCGGCCGGGTCGATGGTGAACGTAGCAGGCCCAGCAAGGTAGCCGCTGACCGTCGCGTTGCCGGTGATGTTGATGTTGCCGGTGCCGGTGATGTCGTTCGTGTTCAGGTCGAGGTTGCCGCCAAGCTGCGGGGTCGTGTCCGACACAACGTCCGTGATGCCTGCGTCGGCAATCCATGCGTAATCGCTGCCGTTGTAGCTCAGAATCTGGCCGCTGCTGGCGCTGCTACGGTTTAGGTGCGTGTCCACGCTGCTGTCGGTGTAGGCAGCGGTCTGCGCCACCCACGCGTAGTCAGAGCCGTTCCATTGCAGCACTTGCCCAGACGCAGCGCTGGACTGGTTCAGGTGCGTGTTCACGTCCGCGTCGCCGTAGCTGCTGCCGCCGCCGGACTGCGCGACCCAGTCGTAATCGCTGCCGTTCCAGCTAAGCACCTCGCCGGTGCTGGCGGTGCTACGGTTGAGGTGGGCGTCTACATCGGAATCCGCGTAGCTGCCGCCGCCTGCGGTGCTGGTGATCCAGTCATAGTCGCTGCCGTTCCAGCTGAGCAGCTGGCCGGTCGTTGCGGTGCTGCGGTTCAGGTGCGTATCAACGTCCGTGTCGCCGTAGCTGCTGCCGCCGGTTTGTGCGACCCATGCGTAGTCAGAGCCGTTCCATGACAGCACGTAACCGCTGGTCGGGTTGGACTGGTTCAGGTGTGCGTCTACGTCCGCCGTGCCAAACGCCACGGTCTGTGCGGTCCATGCGTAGTCGCTGCCAGTCCACGACAGCACTTGGTTCGTGGTCGCGCCGCTGGTATTCAGGTGCGTATCGACGTCGCTGTTGCTGTACCCGGCTGCAGGCGTTCCCCACGACAGGTTGCCCGCGCCATCGGTCTGCAGCATCTGGTTCGCGCTACCGTCTGCGTTGGGCCACAGCAGGCCGTCGAGGCTGATCTTGCTGCCGCTGTACGGGTCAAGCACCAGGTTGCCGGTCGTGCTGCTGACCGTGTTGCCGTCTACCTTGACGTTGTCGACCTGCAGTTCCGTGGCGTCGGCGATCTTGCCGTCTTTGTCCACGCTGAACAGGCTGCTGCTGCCAACTTGCAGGTCGATGAGTTTCGACGCCGCCGACGACGCGGTGTTCGTCACGTTCATTTTGATGCTGGTGTACGTGGTATTTCCGTCGCTCCACGTATCTGTCAGGTCATAGATGTTTGCCATGGTGCGGTCCTACAATTGGAGCTGGTACGCTTCGGTGGTGGTGATTACGCCGGTGTTGCGGAGCGCAGTGCCGTCGAACGGGCTACGGCCAAGCTGGCGGCCCCAGCGCTGTGTGGGTTTGCCGAGGTCAGCGAGCGCAAGGGAGCGTGTTACTTGGTCGCTGTTAGAGTCGCGGTGGGCAAACAGCACGCGGGTGTGGTCCGCACTGATTGCAAAGTCCCAGCCGCTTCTTGAAGTGCCGATATTGTAAGTTTTCGTCGTGTCCCACGTAATCGCGTCGATTGCGTATGCGGCAGCTGACGTTCCGGCAATGAAATGAAAGGTGGAGTCTGACGACCGCTCAAACATACCAAACCAACGCCTCCCGGTGATGTCGCATACTGGAACAGTTGAGTTTGGAACGAGCGCATATCCGCTTACGCCCGCGTCTGCGTCCTGCGACAGCGTAGTCGTGCTGATCGTTGTGATGTCGCCCGGCGTGGACAGGGTGTCGATGTCGCCGCCAGAAACGTGTGACTTAAATATCTTCGTGCCGTCTGGCGACATGCGGTGGTCGTTATCCCCGCCGTTGGACACGGTTGTGTGGGTCAGCGATGCAGTAGCAGGGTTGTATGCTTGGGTAAGCGGTATTTGCAACAAATCGTCAGGCGAACCGGCGCTGCCGACGCAAATGATGGACATGCCGTTCGGCGCAAAATACGGAGCGCGGTAAAATTGGTTGTACGCGCTGTTAAATCCAGAATCGCTGTAAAAACTCTTGTTGTTACGGGTGCCGCGCGTCGAAAAGTCGTAAGGCGTAGACAGTTCGTACCAGTAGAAACCTTGGTTTGCGCCAACAAGCACCGTCGAGCCATCATTAGACGTGCCGCCAACAGCCCCGCCAAAAGAGAAACCGTTGCCTGACTTGAGCTGCGCATCGACGGTGCCGTTTGCGATAGTCTCGTCGCTGGTCAGGGTGCTGTCAGGCAAGCCGCCGGTCGTCTGCCCAGCATCGGCCACGGCACGCACGCCAGACGTTCGCAGGCCTCCGGTGCCGCCGCGTGGGTCTTGCCCAATAATCCCGCCGTAGTGCCAGCCCTGCGCCATTAGTCCGTGATGACCTCGTAGCTGATTACCGCGTCCAGCGCGTTTGTAGCGCCTGCTTGCAGCCACAGCGCGTCGCCTTCTTCGAGGTACAGCGGCTTGTTCAGCACGTCCAAAGTGGACTTCTGCGGCACGTCGATCCCGTTGACGATGTAGTAATCCGCACTGTTACGCCGCAGGAACACCGACACAGTCGTGTCAGCCGCCGGGCTTGCGACGTTGCTAATCAGGATCGCGTTGACCTTGTAGACGTCGTCGCTGCTGGTCGCGTTGGTCAGCGTAGCCGCCGCTGGGCTGGTTGCGATGTCTGCCGCTACTGCGGTCTTGCCGGTGATCGTGGCGACCCCGACGATGTTAGGTGCTGCCATTTCAGCCTCCGAAAATCAGGGCCATTGCGGCCGCTTTACCAAGGGTCGTGACGCCGGTCAGGTTGCTGCCGTCGCCTGTGTAGTTTGTCGCGTTGAGCGTGCCGTTTACCGTTACGGCTGCTGTCGGTGCGGGGCTGTAGCTGGTGTTGCCCAGCGTGATCGCGCCGTTTGCTGCCACGTCGATCAGCGTGCGTTTCGCGGTGCTGTCGTGGCCGTCCACCTTGAACGACGCCTGCGTGCCGGTCGTGCCGACTTCCAGCGTCAGGTTGCGTTCCGCGTCGATGGTCGTGGTGGTCGTGCTGTTGTCGTGGCTTACCAGCGTCGGGCTAGTCGTGCCGATGGTCAGCCGGTCCGTGGTGTCGGCCACTATTACGTTTGCGGCTTTCACGGCCGTCAGCTTGGTTCCGGGGGCCGCTGCTGCAAACGCGTCGGCCAACATTGCCGCCACGGCGCGGATCGCGTTGTTCACGCCACTGGGGGCCATGCCTTCCGCGATAGATACGCCCTTGATGTCGGTGTTTTCCGCGTCGGTTGCGGACAGCTGTGTTAGGTCATTCCTGGGCATTTTCGCCTCCAATCATGCCGCCAAAGCGCCCGCCAAGCGCCTGCGTGATGCGGCCAGGTGCGAGCAGGCCTTGCCGTAGCATTGCGGTCGTTTGCGGGGTCATGTACGGCACACCGGCGAGCTGTGCGGTAAGCAGCGACGGGCTGATCGCAAATGAAGCCCCTGCCCCGCCAACGCGGCCAATGTTGTTCAGCAGCATCATAAGCGTGCCGCGATCTATCGTGCCGCTGTTTGGCGTGGTGTTCGCTGTCATGGTCGCCAGCTGGGCGTCGTCCGGCAGGCGGGCCTCAATGGCGTCGTTCGAGCCAAACTTCTGCAGGTTCTTCTGCCGTGCGGCCGCAATTCCGCTAATCCGGGGCGCTTCGTCGTAGCCAGTGCGCTGGAACGCTGGGGCGAACACGCCCTTGGTCTCGCGGAATAGCGTGTCGGCGTTTCGGACAGCGGCTGCGCCAGCACCAGAAACGCGGCCTGCGTTATCAATGATGTTCCGCTGCAGCATTTCTAGGGCGTTGTAGAGCTGGTTTTCCCTCACCCCGAGAGCGTTGCGCGCCTTCTTGCGCAGCTTGTTTTTGATCTTCAGCAGGTCTTGGCCGCTAAGGTCGAACACGGGGACCGGCTTGCCGGTGCTAATCGCGTCAAACGCTGCGCGCACCTTAGCCCCCTTACCGTCGGACAGTTCCTCTGCAGCGTCACTCACGGCCTTGCGGATTTTCTTAACAACCTTGCCGTCCAGCGACTCAATAATATCTTTCGCAGACCCGTAAATGAGCTGTCCGCCAAGGTCTTTGACGTTAAGCCCCGCAGCGGCTTCGTCGTAAGCCTGTCGCGACCCTGCAACAAGTTGATCCATGACTTCGTTTGCGGACAGCTTGCCCGTTGCCGGGTTGTCGAGTGTCTGCCCTGCGGCTTCCAACGCTTCGCGAGCGGCAATCGGGAAATACTGGGCGTCTGCGCGGCGACGTGCGGCAGCAATTGCAGGGCCGGTCAGCGTGCTAGTCGCCAACTGTTCAATGCGGTTGGTAAGGCTGTTTGCGCCGGTTGCTTGCCCCGGTGTGAGCGTGATTCCCCGGTTAATGATTTCCTTAGCGCCTGGAGCTAGTTTCGGCAGTACCGCAGCGCCGCCAACAGTTAGCCCTGTGCCCAGCGCGGCACCGACCGCAGCGCCGCCTGCGCGGTCCTCTAGCCCGCCATCCGCGTAGCCAGCGCCGGAAATGCCGCCCTGCACAGCGCCGACCGTGGCAGCGCGTTTCAGCGGGCCGGTAGGCAGCACCGCGTCAACGGCTTTGGACGCCTTTGCAATAGGCTGCGCGACAGGCCGTAGTGCCGGGGTCGCCAACTGGCGCAGCTTGTTACCGGCCATTGCGATGCGGCCCGCGCCTGCAGCAGCGCCTGCGCCAGCACCGCCGCCGGTGAACGGCGTAGCAACCGCAGCTGCCAACGTCGGCCCCAGCGCACCGGCGATTTCGCTGCCGTATGCGAGGCCCGGATTGCGGGACCGGAACGCGTCGATTTCGTCGTTGATGTCGCCACGGATGTCGCCATAGCTGCGGTCGCTAAATAGCGAGCGAACCCCGGCTTCAGCCTCATCGCCGAAACCAAAGCCAGCGCCCTGCCCCAGTAGCGTGCGCAGCGTGTTGCCGACGTCGTTGCCGGACCGCGCTGCGGGTGCGGCCGGTGCAGCTGGGGCGTCGGCAGCAAGCATCGTGCGCACCGCGCTTGCGGCGGCTTCGGGCGTGGACGCACGGACCTTGTATGTTTTGCCGTCGGCTCCTTTTACGCGGTAGGTGTCCACTGCTATTCGACCCCTAGCACTTGAGTAACGCCGTCATCGGCTGTGTATAGCGGTTCGCCGGTTGCCGGAGCTGCTGCGGCTTGCTTGGCGACGGGCAGGAGGTTGCCGCCACGCGCAGCATACTGGTCTTGGAATAGCGTCAACCGGCTCTGCTGCAGGTTTTGCGCTCGTTGGATGATTTCTTCGAGTTGGCGCTCAAGCGCCTCAGTGCCTTGTCCGAAGCCCAAGTTACCGCCTGCGCTGATCAAGAACTCAATTTCGCGGTCCGACACCGGGCCAAGCGCGCCGCCAGTCGGGCTTTCGTCGCGAATCTGCTGCAGTCGGCTAAACGCGTTTTCTGCTTGGTTTGCACTCAACAGCGCTGCGAGTTGCTTTGCCTTAGTGCCTGCCAGCGGGTTTTTGTCAGACGCTGCGATAGCTAGGCCAGTGTCGCCAAGGATTTGCGCCCAGTTCTGAATAAAGCCTTTGTTGTTAGCTTCTTCTTCGAGCAAAGCGGGCTTAATTTCGCGGAGCAGGTTCAGGGTCTTGTTCGCGTAGGCGACGATCTTGTCCGTGCTTTCCGTGACGTTCCGCGTGAACTTTTGGTCTTGCTGGAACAGCTCGTTGCTTTCATCAACGATCTCGCCCGCCCGCGTAACTGCCGCCTCTGGATCGGCCTGCTCCATCAGCGCGACTAGCTCTGCCTGCTCCGGGGTCATCAACCCTTGTTCAACGTACTTCTGCACCGCGCCCTGCAGCCCGCTCCCGCCCCCGCCGTCCGGCGCGAATTGCTGCCCCATCAGCTGCGAGAACCCTTCGGGGTTCGTCTCGTACAGTGCGCGGGCGTATTCCTGCTGTTCTGGCGGCAGCTGCCCGATAGCAGCGTCAATCGCGTCCTGCTGCTCCTTGGCGTCGTCCATGCCCTCGAACATGCCGTAGACGTTCAAGCCGTTGTTCATCGCCGTGGTTACGTCTTCGCCGCCAAGCAAGGACAGCCCAAACGCGATCATGCCAAGGTTCTCTGGCCCGAAGCGGCGGCGCTCTGCTGCAGACAGCGGCTTTGCCTTGCCCTGGTCGATGCGCGCTTCTGCGGTGGCTGCGCCACGCGCCGTTGCTTCGGCAAGCACGCCAAGGTCGCCGCTGGACATGCCGCGCCCCGGCTCGTTCCGGGTCGGTGCGGTGCCGTCGCCAAACTCAACGCCGTTCTCCAACTGGAACATTGCGTTTTCGAGCGCTTGCCGCTCTGGCGGGGTCATGTCGCCGATGCGCTGGTCGAGGTTGAACCCCTTGCCGCGCAGGAACCCGTTGTAGCCCGCATTTCCGCCGGTGTCGTACTGGCTTCCTGGCGCAGCGTAGGTGTTATGGATGAACTCGCCGAGTTTGCGGTCTGCGTTTTGCTCGAACACGAATTTGCGATAGGCGCGCTTGCCAAGCTCTGGCGTCGAGAACACCAAGTTGTTTTCGTAGTCGCGGCCGATAGCGCCGAAGCGTTCTTCTGCAGCCGCCGACCCGGTCAGGTTGCCGGGGTTGTTGTTGCGGATGCCGCGTGGGCCAGTCCGGCGTTCCGTGGTGCCGTCCGACAGGTTGAACGTCGTGAACCCTGCGCCGCTATCAAACAGCGAGCTAGGCTGCACCGGCGCTGCGGGGCGCGTGGTCGGCATGGGGATCGCCGGGGCTGCTACGGCTGGCTCCATCGCCAGTGCGGGCGGCATTTGCGCGACCTTCAGCTCTGGGCCAGGGGTGCCAAGTTGCTGGTGCTGCATGGGCTGCGAGAACACGGGTGCTGCGCTCATCGCCGCGCCGGTCATGGCAGCAACGGGGCCGCGCAGCTGTGCGCCACGGTACGCTTGGGTCAGCGGTGCCATGTTGCCCAGCCGGGCCATTTGGTTATTCGGCAGCATGATACGGTTGCCGGTCGGCTGTACGCGCGACTGCAGCGTGTTTTCTAAAACCGAGAAGGGGTTGTTGCCTCGCATTTAACGTCTCCCAAACATAAGTGGAGCGGCAGCTAGGGACGCTGCTTTTAGTGGCGCGCCAATTACCGGCACCATTTCCAGCCCCGGCGCTCCGAGGCCAACGTATCCAGCCGCCAGCCCGCCAAGCGTGTTCAGCAGGCCGCCGCCCTGTTGCTGTTCTGGCGTTTCTTGCGTGGTGGTTGTGCTGGTCTTGAACTGGCTGCCAAGCTGGCTGGCGTTGATCATGTTCTGCATGCGCATTTGCCGCGCTGCGTTCAGTTCCGCGATCTGCTGGCGGCGTGCTTCCAGTTCGGCCTGCTGCTGCGCCTGTTGCGCGTCGCCGATAGCGCCAAGCATGCCCAGCGACTGCAACTGCATCTGCTGCATCTGCGGGGCCAGTCGTGCTTGGGTTTCCGACACGCCGGTGAGGCCTTGTGCAATCGACAGCTCGCGGGCCATGTCGGCCTGTTCGGCTTGCAGCATAGACTGCTGTGCGGCCAGGTCGCGGGCCAGCATGGCGTCTTCGTATCCGGTGATCTGGTTCGCCAGCTGCGCGTCGCGCTGCAGTGCGGCTTGTTCCAGGTTCGACAGCATTCCAGCGCCCTGCAGCTGCCGTGCGAGGTCGGCTTGCTCCATACCGGCGCGGGTCGAGGCAAGGCCAATGTCTGCTGCGCGGTCTTGCTCGAACGCCTGCCCCAACAGGCCAGCGGCTTGCAGCTGCCGTGCGGCGTCGGTCTGTGCTGCCTGCTGTAGCAGAGGGGCGGACGCAGCGGTTACACCCCGTGCCGCCGCGTCCGCGAACGCCGTAGAGCCCAGTCGGCCGCTACCAGCGTATAAATTGTTGACGTTCTGCAGCGCGCGGTTTGAAGCGTCGTCAACAGCAGTTTCGAGGTAGGGCGTGACTTCGCGGGTGGTGAAGTCGCGGAATATGTCGTTCGCGATGTTTTGCTGGCCCATTAGGCCGCCAAGTTCGCCGAGGTCGGTAGTTGCAGCTTGCGCGTCCTGCAGTAGCCCGGTGTCGGCGCGGCTACCAATCATGCCCTGCATCTGGCCCACGTCGGCTTGGCGGCCAAGCATGCCCATGATGCCGCTGGTGTTGATCGCGCGGCCCTGCAGCGCTTCTAGGTTCGACGTGTCGACGGTCGGTAGCGGTTCGTTCTGCGTGCGCTCTACAAAGTCGCGCGTCATGTCGAAGAACCGGTCTTGATCGCGGTTGGATTCTGCTACGCGGGGGCCGGTGTAGACCAGCGGCTGCTGTGCTTGCGCTTCACGGAACGTCTGCTGAACCTGGTTCTGCACAAATGCAGGCGCAGTGTTACGCGTCGTCTCAATGGACGTCGTCTGCGGCTGTCTATTACGTCTGTTGCCCTTGCCTAGACTCACGGCGTAGTTCCTTGTGATAGGTCATGTACGCCGGTTCCCAGCCGTCTCGGGCCAATATCCGCCCCCATGCGGGACGGCCGAAGCCTTCGATAAGGTCGCAATCGCACCGGCGTGCGTGCTGTTCTATTTTTTGGAAAGCCTGCTCGACCCAACGGCTTAGCTCTGAGCCGCCGACTAAATCGACAGCGAGGGCGTTGCGGTTCGGGTAGGAACCAAGACGCGTGGTATACGCAGCGACGATTGTACCAGAAGATACGTTGGTAACAACCCAGATTAGGTATTCGCCTTCAAGCGCAGCAGCGGCGACTTGCTCTAGCGTGATGCGGCCGTGGCAGACGTCGATTGCGCGCTGCAGATGCGGGGCGACCAAGCTCCATACAGACGGCAGGACGTCAGGCCGTATGGGTAGAATTTCGTACTTGGTAACGGACGTATTGTTGTTGCCGGACCGGTTCTTTGAACGTGATCGTGCAACGGCCTTCCGCCTGCTTCGAGACCGTGGCGTCCCTGGTGTCTGCTGTGACTTTGGCGATTTCGATGCGGCTTGTGTTGGTAATGTCGGGGTCTTTGATTTGGACATACGAGGCTCCGGGGATGACGGGGAAACTAACCCAGGACGGCATATGTAAGCGTTCCTGCTGCTGCTGTTGCAGACGCAAACGTGACGACGAACTGGCCGTCGCTGATCGCCACCGTGGCGTCGCGTGCGTCTGTAGAAGTCGGAACGAGCAGCACGGCCGAAGCGGCTGTGACTTGCGTGTCCGTTACGGTGGTGGTCGTGTCGCCAAGCAAGTAGCTGTGCGTGCCGACGCAGGCGAGCTTGCCATCGAGGGCTTGGTTGACGGCTGTAGCGACGTCACGCGGCGACCCGCCCTGCGGCGGCAGCTTGTTCGCCTGTAGCGTCATCGGCGGCCCTGCGCGGTGGCGTCAAAGCTAAACCCATGCGCTTCGGACCAGTTGCCGGACGCGAGGAACTTGAGCGCCATGTAACGTCCCGCTTTACGCAGCGGAATGATGTTCGCGCTGTTGACCGTGGCGACCTGCCCGAAAATCTGGCTGTCCACCTGCCGCGTCCGTGCCGATACTTGCGCGCGGATTTCTGCGTCGGCCGCGCCGTCGATGTGCGGAAACACTGACCGCAACATGGCGTACTGTCGTTCAACAGGTTCAAACTCGCCGGTTTGTACGGTCAGCGGCAGCGGCGCGCCGGACAGCGTGGACAGTACCGTGCCGTCGGTCGTGTCCTGCGCCAACGCAAGGATGGACTGACCGCCTTGATACGCCGCGCTGTCAAACGAGATGGTCAGGCTGTCGATGCCGCCGCCACGGGTCAGGACGGTGTTGCTAGCGCGGTCCTGCACTTCGGTGCCGTCGCGGGCGAAGATCGTGGCAGACGCGTCGGTGTCGAGGGATTCCAACGTCCGGCCGACCTGCCGCGTAACGCCCACGGTGGTGTGGTCAATCCGCGCCATGCCCCAGCGGTCCAGCGTGTAGTCGTAGACCAGCAGCGTGTCGTTGGTGTCGGTGTCGGCGGACTTGCTGCCGTAGGACCAAACCACAAGGCTGCGGACAGGGTCGATAGTGCAGGCGATGCGTGATGCAGCGTCGCGGTCGAAGTCGCTGAAAAAGAAGTCGTTGACCCGCTGCGCGCCGATGTTCGCGACCTGCCCGCCTGCGTAGCGGTGGAAGCCGTCTTCGGACAGGTAGTACACCTCGTCGGAGCTGCGTGCGGCCACGGACCCCGGGAAGTCGCAGCCGAGGTTCGATACCTTGTCGAACGTGAAGACCAACGGAGCGCCAACGTACTGCATCCGCAGCAAGCCTTCGCGGGTCAGTATAAGCCCATTTTCCCCACCGACCACACCAGTCACCTCGGAAGCATCGGCGATGATCTGTGCGTCGGCTTGGTTGCTGCCAATAGTCCAGCTGTCAGCGTCGTCAATCTGTGACCAGCGTACTTCGGCTTCGGAGTTGCTGGTATTGGCGCAAACAAGGAACCGACCGACTACGGCCAAGTGTGTCGCGTTGGGCGTGGCCGTGCCACTGGACACTGCCGACACTGCGGCTGGGGCTGCGGTGCCGTCGCTGGGGAAGCGCTGTAGCGTGACAGACGAACCGCCTGCTGCGTACACGTAGCGCGTGCCGCCAGTCGTAGCGAACTCAACGAACTGCCAACGGGGGATGTTCGTGTAGGTCGGATCGCTGCCGGTGAACTCGGCGAACTTGGACTGCAGCGTGTCGAACTTGAGCAGCCGCGATGCCGTGCCGATATAGGTACGCGCTTCAATGTCTGCGCCCGTGACTTCGACGGTGCTGTAGATGCCGAGGATTTCGGGGATCGCCGTGGTCGCGCCGCCTGCGACCTGTTCCGGGGCCGTAGTGGCCGTGGCGTTAGGGACGGCTGCAAAGCCGCGCGTGGTCGGGAACCCGTTGACCAGCGCCTTTGCGCCGGGGTTGTTAAGCGACGGCTGGTCGGGCAGCCACTGGCCGAAATCGACCGGCACTAGAACACCGCCTGTTCATTGCGGCGGCGCACCTGCAAGTCCGCGTTGCCGTAGCGTTGCTTGTCGCTGTCGCGGTCAATTTCAGCGAGGCAGCGGGTAAACTGCGCGTCGTGGTAGGCCGACCGCTGCTCGTCCTGCAGGAAGTCGAACGCCTGCTTCAGCGTACCGTGCAGGTAGCAATCGCCGTGGCGGGTCAGTAGCGTGTTGCTGGTTGCCGTGTCGGACAGCTGCGCGACGCCTTCGTTGTAGATCAGTTCCAGTGTCAGGTCCGCGCTGGGTACGGCGGCGAGCTTAATGTTGTTGGCGACGATGGTGTAGAACTCGGTCTGCGTCTGCCCCGCGTCGCGGATGCGAACATCGTATTGCGCTGGCGTCAAATACGACAGATTCGTCCGCGTGCCGTCGGCGTCGATTTTCGCGACTTCGCGGATACTGCGCAGGTCGGTGGGCAGCGCCGTCGTTGTGGCATTTGCGGTTACGGCCAGCTGCGTCGTGGTTTCCAGCAAGGCGATGTCGAGTTCGCGGGACATACGCTGTTCTGCGAGCCGGACGAACGTGCGGATTTGTGTGGTCAGGTCGTCCCTAGCCAAGAAATCAGCAACGAACGACTGCAGTTCAGCGTAAGTGTTCATATCGTGCCTTCCGACGTCCTAAAGAACCGGTTGTCGTAGTCGTTAAGCCAAGCCTTCCAGAACCGCGGGTTTTCTTTCGGCGTGCCGTGTTTGCCCACTAGGTCGTAGTAGAGCGTCGAGGGTATGTCAGCGACGTGCTTCATATGCCGCTGGGTGTCGCCAATCATGGACTGCTTTTCGGCGTTCCGTAGGTCACGGTTTGCCGCCAGCAGCGGATCGACTTTTTGGATCGTGAAAATGTCGGTTACAAAACCTTTGTCATCTTCACGGGCTACCGTCTTTTTCTCGGTAGTTTCGCTTAGGGTTTTGACTGTCATTTTGTAGAGAACGGGGCGACCACTACAGCCGCCCCGCCCGTTCCCCGATTAGGAGTTAGTCAGCGCGTAGATTGCGCCGTGCGCCTTTGGAGCCGAGACCTGCATCGAGAACTCGCTAAGGACGAAGCCACGGGTGCTGTCGCCTTCTTTTGCGAGGTCTTGCTTGACGAAATCACGACCCGGCAGGGTCACGTACTCTGCGAACTCTGGGTCCAGCAGGTATACGCGTTCGTTAGGCATGAACCGGTCAACAACTGCTTCGAGCTGGCCGAAGTCGGACAGGAACACAGACACAGCCGAGACAGCGGTTGCCGCCTTTGGAGTGGTCATGTTGACCTGGTTGTTAATGGTGTCGTTGTTGGTGATGGTCGCTGCAGAGAACTTACGCTTCTGGATCGGAGACATAACCATCAGGGATGGGTTGCCGCCGTCTTCGTAAGCCGCCTGCATCACGGTTTCGATCAGGTCCACAGACAGAGCGCGTGGCGTGCCGTAGTCGTCCGAAGTGTCGGCTGGCGAGTCGGTGTCTGCCACAGGCAGGTCGGTGCCATCACCGGTGAACGAGCCGTTGGTTTCGGCAGAAGCGCCAAGGCTGGTGTTGGTGATCCAGGACGACAGAGTAGCGGCCTTGCGGTTGCCCGAAGTGGACTTGGCTTGGTCGCTGGTCAGGATTTTTTCGATGTCACGACGCAGCGTGATGCCAGACAGCAGAGACTGGTACGCGGATTCACGCTCACGGCCTGCAGTGTCAACGGCGTCGATGGTGTCGCTTACCGAGAAAGCCTTAAACGCGATCTGCATCTGGTTCTGCAGACGGGTCGTCAGGTTGTCATCGTAAGACGAAATAGTCGCGCCTTCGGCCTGTGCGTTGGCGGTCGTCGCGGCTGCGAGTTCCTGCACCTGCCAATCGAAAAGCGTGTTTTTGCGAGTGCCTTTTTTCAGCGAGGAAAGTACGGGAACCTCGTCTGGGTCGATGCGGTAAATTACGTCGGCGAGGGATTCCCGTGCGCCAATCGCATTTGCGGTGGATACAACAGCCATTGTAATGGCTCCTTTCGCGTATTAGCCCCGACGGGCTACAAGCGCGTCCAGAGCGTCATTGAATTTGCCGGTCTTGCTGAGTTTCTGCATCGCATCGCGTTGGCGTTTTGACTTCACAGGCTCTGCAGCGACAGGCGCTTTACGTTTCACAACTCGCGGCGCGGTGCGCTTCTGCTTCGTGTCCGTGGCTCCCTGCTGCATTTGCTGGTATTGCCAAGCAGCACGAAACACCGGCAGCATCCGGGCGTCGTTAAGTTGATTGATTTCTTCGGCGGAAAATCCTGCGGCGAGGGCCGTGTCTACGATACCTTGTCGCTCGCGATTTAACGTCTCTGGGTCAGACCACTCAGGCATTAGTTCCATCGCGCGTTGGGCCTGGTGTTGGACCTGGTGCTGGAACGCATCTGCCTGCTGCTGGTGGATTTCCGAGAGCTTTTGCTCCCGTGCTTCCTGCAGACGTTTGATCTGGAGTAGCGCCTTTGGATCGGCTTCGCTCAACTGGGCTTCTTGCTCTGGTGTGAGCTGGCTCGCGGCTTGAACGGCCTGTAGTTCCTGTTGCATTTGCATCAGCGTCTGCTGGTAGGTCTGCAACTCGGCGGTCATCTGGTTTTGCAGGTCACGCGCTTCTTTGGCCCGTGCTTGGGCCTCTTTAAAGCGGTTCTCTGTTGCCTCCCTTTTTTGCACGTTTTCGACTACATCGTCAATGGCAAGGGTACGTTCTTCGCCGTCCACTACGACCCGCATCTGCCAAGTGCCGTCTTCGCCTTGAACCAGCCGTTCGGGTAGTTCTACGGTGTCTGGGTCTGACGAGTCTTCAGCCTCAATTTCTTCGGTCGGCTCCGGTTCCTCAACGTCCTCCGCAGCAGTCTCAACCGGCGCATCAGCGTCCAGCGCTGTCGGTTCGACCTCGGACGGCGGCTCGACTGGCGTTTCTGCCGGTGCTGCGTCCTGCGTCGGTTCATCTGTTGGAGAGGTGGCGCGGATCAGGTCCAGCGCTTCGGTCATGCTTAGGGTGGTGTCGCTCATTTCTTGGGTGCCTTATCGTCATGCTCTAACTTAGCTATTCGATTTTCGAGTTCGCGGCGGATTGCTTTAATCGCGGTTATCGCGTGGTACGCTTCTCTGCGGGCTTCATCGTCCGCCGCAGACGACGATTCAAAACGCGCGATTGCGCGCTCCCGCATGGTGCGTTCTATTTCAACCCAGACGTCACTGCGAAGTAGCTGCTGCGCGCCCGCTACAAATTCGCGCTCGTTCACGCAACGCCTGGGATATTCGTGGATACAGCCGCGTCGCCCATGGCGAGTTTCGCGCGGCGTAGTTCAAGCTCGACCGACATTTCCTGCTGCTTGAGGGCCAGTTCAGCTTCGAGCTTTTCGCGTTCCAGCTGGTGGTCGGCGATTTGCTGTTCGCGCTTCAGCTGGATTTCCGCCTCGAACTCAGACCGGCGCTGGGCGACTTCCGGATCTTCCTTGGGCGGCTGCTGCTGCTGCATCTGACGGAACTCGGCCAACTGCTGGTCCGTCGCGAACATTGTATCGACGTCTTTGATACCCGCCATCATGCCAAGCCGCCGTACCGTGGATAGGTACTGCTCGACCGATACGACAGGGTTTTCGAGGCCCAGCTCCTGCAGGATTTCGCGCTGTAGCCCAGCGATCTGCTGTAGCGCGGCCATGCGCTCTGCGTCGCGGCCGGTGCCAAGGCCAACGTCGATGTCTACGTCGAACGACACGTCAATGCTGGCCGGGTCAATGGCTTCAAACATGTCGCCGCCTACACGGACCTGTTGCGGCCCGTCGAGGTGCTTGATCGCCAACTGCAGCAGCAGCTGCGCCATGGGCCGGATGCCGGTTTCGGCGATGGTCCGCGCAATCATAAGCGCCTTGGCCTGCCCGCCTTGGATCGCGGCGTTGACGCCAGCTGCGGTCGTGGACTGCAGTGCGTCCGGGTCGAGGTGCAGGTTTTTGCTGCCGGTGCGCTGGTCGCGGACCTGATCCATGTAGCTAAGCAGCGACATGCCCTGCGGGCCAACTTGCGGCACTGGCAGCGGCTGCACCATGCCCGGCGCGTCCATGCGCACGATACCGCCGGGGCGAGACTGCAGCATGTCGTCAAGGTTCACGCGGCCTTCTACAACCGCAACGCGGGCGTCGTTGGTCAGGTACAGGTTGTCCAGCACGCCGCGCAGGGCGACGGACTTCACGCGCTGAATGTCCGTGACCATTTCAGCGACGCTGCGGCCAACAAGCCGGTGCGGGACGCGGATTGGGGTCGCGCACACAAACGGAGCGTTGTCTACGGGTTCGACGTCCAGAACGTGGTTGGACTGGCCGATGGTCAGCACCTTATGCAGCGTCGGAATGCCGGTTTCGTGCATATCCAGCGGCATGTAGGATTCGACAACGCGGACCAGTTCGTTGTTGCGCAGGGCGTAGTTGTGTGTGCTGCCGCCGTCGATTTCGTCGTGGCGTACTTGCGTTTCCTGCTCGTCAAAACCTTCGCCAAGGCCAACGTGGGCCTCAACCTCGTCGCGGTCGTAGCCCTGCGAGACAAGGTCGCCGACTGTCTGGTACGTTCGCATAGCCAAGAACGTAGCGTCTTCGACCGACGTGGCCTGCGGGCTGAACAGGAAGTCTTCCGGGGCGACGTTCTCGATCTTAATGCGGCTGTCTCGGCGGGTGCGGCGCAGCTGTACGTCGAAGGTTTCAAACAGCGCTGGTTCGGCGTCCGTGCTAATCGACACGGCTTCCAGCACTTCGACGTCTGGATCATCGGCCAATGCAGCTACGTCGAGTTCGGTCAGTCCCTCGTAGGTTTCGACCGCATAAGTCACGTCAGTGTCAAAGAACGCGCGCGCTACGCCGGTCTTGTACAGCAGCGCGTCTTTGATCAGGTCGCTAAGGATCAGGTAGCCGTTGTTCTGCGAGGCGAAGACGCTGTTGACCAGCACGGTCGCAGCTTCCGCTTTGCTGGCGTCGTCCGGGTGCCGTGGCAGGAAACGGAAGATTTCGCCGGAGCGCATGAACACTTCCAGCAGCGACGACATAAGGTGTTCGACCACGTCCGCCACTTCGGTCGCCACGATAGACGACTTGCCATCCGGCACGGCGTTGAACTGCTTGCCAAGATAGAACTCGGTGGCTTCGATACGGTCTGCGGACAGTTCGCTGTCGCTGTAGCCTATCGCAGCGTCTAGTTCGGCACCTACACGGGCGCGGATTTCCTCGTGGTCGAGCATGTTAGCCGCAATACTTACCGGACTTCATTTTGACGCCCTTGGTGCCTTTGGCTTTGGATTTACCGTACATATCAACAGTTCCACTTCTTGCGTGACCAGAAATTGGCCGAGAATTTATCGTTGGTCCCTTTGATCCCACCGGAGCGGGCGCAGTAGGACGCCTTGCGTTTTGGCTGGTCTTTCTTGATCGACATGTTGGGGTCGCCGAAGCGCACCAGCCGGACTTCGTCGCCCTTTTTCGCGGCCACAACAAATTTCTTGGACGAGCCTGGTTCAGCGCGCCGTGGTTTATTGTAACCCTGGAAGGTGATACCGCGATGCTTAATTGCCATAATCAGACGTATTGTTGCCCGTTGCCGTAAGATAATGTCTTACCATAGGAACGGTGTCTCCCGCTACCCGCCTTGGCTGCGGTGGAGGCAAACGTCAGCATCAGAGCATCGGCCAAATCAGGGCTGCGCTGACCACGGCGTTTCAGTTCTTCCTTCGACTCTACCTTGAGTTTACCGTTCGACTGGAACTTGAACCGTGGCGCGGTTAGTTCGGCCTGCAGTACGCCGTCGTCTTTGGGCAGGCTGCAATCGCGCTGCTCTAGCCACTCGCGGCACTGGAACCACAGTTCGTCGCGCAGGCGTAGGTACTTCTGTGACAGCGCGGCGGACTCGGCGACGTTGATCCCGCGTACCGGCACGAAGTCCATTTCCTTGAGGCGGTCCACGACGCCAGCGCCAAGGCCAATCACGTCTACCAGTATTTCGGCGGGGCGGTCGTCGTAGTTGCAGGCGTCGAATTCTTCCAGCACGATGCCGCAGATTTCCATCAGGTCTTTGCCCTGCCACGCCTTGATCGGTTCGGCCAAGCTGTTGCCGCGTCGTTTGGCTAGAGCAGTCCGGTCGCTGCCATAACGCGCAACGTCGAGACCCCATACCGGTCGCATGCCCTGTATAGGTTCCACGTCTCGCGTGAGCGCAGCTTCAACCAAGTGTAAGGGTATGATCGTGTCATCGTCCGCCTCGGGGAACAGCCCGTAGACGCGGACCCGCATCTGGTTGGAATCCTCGCCGTACTGCTCGCGCATTTCTTCGATAAAGCCAAGACGGACGTAATCGGCGTCGGCGCATGACACCGTCATCGTGGCCCAGCGATCTACGTTTTTGTTGAACGCGTCGTAGAAATACCCGCTGCTGCGGGTTGGGTTGCCACACATGACGATTTTAGCGCCCGGCGTGGATAGCGACCCCTGCCCGACTTCGAAGATAATATCAGGAATGCCCGACGCTTCATCTAGGATGAACAGCATATTTTCGGAATGGAACCCTTGCAGAGATTCGGGGGAATCCCGCCGACTGGTACGAGCCACTGCGTAGGATTCGCCGCCGCCGCGTAGCGAGATTTTGTCGCTGCGGAACTCCAACTGCTCCTTAAACGCGGGGTGCATCTGCCGCGCCCAGCGCGCTACTTCGGGCCACAGTACGTCGCCAAGCTGGCTGGCCGTGTTGGCCGTACAGGCCGCTTTGACCGGGTAGTGCGTACACAGCCACCACAGCAGCACCCACGACAGGAACGCCGTCTTGCCAACGCCATGCCCCGACTTGATCGCTACGCGGTCGTTGTCGCGGATTGCTTCTAGCGCCTCGCGTTGCCACCGCTGCGGGGTCGCGCCAATGATGGTCCGCACAAACAGCGCTGGGTCTTCGCGTAGCCGCAGCAGGGCGCGCTGTTCGTCGGTCAGCTGATCCAGCGCTGGCAGCGCGGCGGCCGGGGCGGCCGGGGCGGCCGGTTCTGCCGGTACAGGCGCAGGAGCGGTCGGCTGTGCGGTGGCTTTGGGCTTGCGGGGCTTAGCCATGGCGGCGGACCTCCGGTAAAAAAATGCCCCGACGGCCAATGTGGGAACCGCCGGGGCCAGTGCAGCAGCGTTGAACTTGATGGGAGGACAAGTCGGGCCGCAGACGCGCAGACAAGAGAGTAAACGGAGGAAAGCTCAGCGCGTTTTCGTGGTGTACCAACTTGTGATGGGTAACGTCAAGCATTCTTTTTGGGGCCGTACCCGTTGCGCTCGGCCCAAGCGGCGACTTCCGTATCGCAGTAGTGGACCGCAGCACGGCTGTCCTTGACGCGTGGTAGCGGGTCGATACTGCGGCGAGCGAGCTTGTTTAGCGACTGCGGGTGCATGCCAAGGTAGGCCGCCGCTTCGGCGCTGCGCCAGTTGTACGCTTTGTCGGCGCGGACGACCTCGGGAAACACCGGGCGCGGGCCGGGGCGCGGTACGTCGCCAACGAAGAACGCGCGGTAGTGCTGGTCCACCCAGTCGATGTAGTAGGCGCGCTCCTGCGGCGACAGTTGGTGGAACGGTTTGTTGAACGCGGGGCGGGTGGAGCTAGTCGCCATGGCGCAGCAACTCCGATAGGGCCAACGCGTTCCATATCACCGCGTCGTCGTGGCAGATGTCGCCCCACTGTGTCGGCTCGTCGGTAAGGAAGCCGTCGCACAGCTCGAACGCATGGCGTAGCAACGCGTCTTTGTAGCGCGCGGGGTCAGGTACGTTGCGCCAGTTGTTGCGGCCGTACTGGGCCGCTCCGTGGTCGTTGCGCCAAATCGTGCGCAGGAGCGCGTCGCGGCCCGGTAGGCGGACGAGGCCGGACCATTGCGGCTTGTCGGCGTCGTTTTTGTTGAAGGTCGTCATGGGGCTAGGCGATGTCCTCGTACACGGTGAAGCCCAGCGAGGCGAGCCAACATATGATGCGCGGATTTTTGTTGCCGACTTCGCGCTCGAACAGTCTGTGCAGCTCTGTTTGGGGGCCGTGCCATACCCACCGATCGACAGTGGTGTTTGCGCCGCGTTTTATCGCGACGACAGCATTGCCGCCCTTGGTGCGATATATTGTCCAGAGCCCTTCGTGCAGTGGCGTTGTCCTGCTGTTGGGATAGGCTGAGCCGAAATCTTCGCTACCGACTTCTACGCCGGTAAAGCGCAGCGCCGGTTTGTCGGTTTGATGGATAACATGCTGCTGCATCGCTGGCGGCTCGTCGGTGCTTGGGGCCAGCTTTAGCTGCTGGGGCGGCGCTGCGGGCGCAGGAGCGGGCGCGTCATGCTTGGCGATGTAGTCGCGGAGTTTCTGCAGGTTCAGCTTGCCAGGCACGTTGGTGCCTGCTTCCCACGAACTGACAGCGTAGCCGCTAACGCCAATGGCTGCGCCGACCTGTTCTTGCGTCAGGTTGGATGCCGCGCGGATTTTGCGGAGCTTGCGGGCCTCGGGAAGCACGACGCGGACGGTGTCGGGTGTGGGGGCGGGGGACGGGTCGGCAGTGCGAAAAACTTTTTGGAGCATTGGGGCTGTAGTCCTTTCGTAAAATCGCAGGGGGGGGGTTGTGGGGGTATCAAATAATAAGTACCGGTCGGTCTGCGCGTGACGGGGGGGGGTCTAGGGGTCGGGGTCGTCGTCGTCGGCGGCCAAGGCGTCCACCACGGCCAGCGCGTCCCTGACGATGTACCTCTTGCTGCTGGCAAGGCGCGATTCCACGGCCGGGTCGCCGCTAAGTGACTGATCCGGCTCAATAAATCCGCGCGCCATGTTCGGCTCGATAGGCGGCCGGTGTCCGGTTTCGTGCGCTTCGCCGTCAATAACGCGGCCCAGGTCGCGCAACGCGCCGGTGAGTGACACGTTTATATTGGTCTGCTGCTCTGTGCCGCGCCATTGCGGGCCGCCCATGCGTTCAAGCCAGAATTTCGCCGCTGCCGTGTCGCCGTCCTCGGTGGCGCGCTTGTACAGGCTGTTCGCCACGCTGGCCGACGCGCCAATCCGCGACCTAGCGAGAGTCGCCCGCCCATCAGGTGTGTTTTCGAGACGTGATTGGAATCGGGCCGCCGTCATGCCCAAAAATTGGGCAATCTGTTCCTGCGTACACCCGACGCCGCTTAGGCGCTGAGCATCGGCCAGTTCGTCCGGTGTCAGGCCGCCGGTCGGCGTCGCGTTGTCATCCGTCATGGCCGGGCCAGCGCTCCGGGTCGGTTAGCAGTAGCAGCCGCACGGCAAGGGCGGCCACTTTAGGAATCGGCGTTTCTGCCAACTCATAGCGGCGATAAGTGCGTGCATCGACGCCCAGGACGGCGGCCAGCTGTACACCAGTCAGGCCCAGCGCTTGGCGTGCGTTGCGTAGTTGTTCAGGTGTCATGCGCGACAGTATAGGGCAAAACGCCGGAAAGTGCCATGCGAAAATTTTTGTTTCTGCTTGTTGTTTTTGTGTTGACCGTTAGGGCAAGACGCCCTAGAAAGCATGTACACAACAAAACGGAGTGAATGACATGGCTATCAAGGTTCGCATTAAGAACGTCTACGGCAACGAACTTATCTACCCAGTCTGTGAGTACGCTAAGACCTTTGCCCGTATCGCCAACACGAAGACGCTGGCCCACCGTGACATTGAAAGCATTAAGGCTTTGGGGTTCAGCATCCACGTTGAAGCGCCTTGCCTCTAACTACCAACAACAAACCGGCGCGCTGGTAACTCCGGCGCGTCGCAACCCCAAAACGGAGAATAGAAAAATGAGAAATGTTGTTTCCGCCGGTATGGCCCGCCGTCTCGCAAAACGTGGCGTAGAAGTCGTAAAGACTACGGCCGTCCCAGACGCTAACGGCAGCTTTGCCGCCGCGTCGGTTGCGTATGTCATCAACCACGATGACCAGCAGCGTATCGTCTCGCCTAGCGAGTTGTGGCGTCTCGCCGACTACTAACAACAACCCGGCGCGCTGGTAACTCCGGCGCGTCACACCGACCAACATGGGGGAATCTACCAATGCTTAAAACTTTTGTGACATGCCTCGCCGCGTACAATAACGGCCACCTGCACGGCCGCTGGGTCGAGGTAACATCCGACCCAGACGACCTGCGCGACGCCATTGCGGCCGTGCTTGCCGATAGCCCAGCGCCCGGAGCCGAGGAACACTTTTTCACCGACTATGATACGTCGCTCAATATGGCCGTCCCGTTCGGCGAATATGAGTCGATTGCGACGCTGTGCGAATTTGTCGAGGCGGTCGAGCGCTGCGACGACCAAGAGGCTTTTGCCGCTGCTTATGGCGCGTTTTACGGCGAAGGGCTGGACAGCGTAGTTGACCGCGCGGAGAGCTGCTACCGGGCCGACACGTTCCAAGACTTTGCGGACCAGCAGGCCGACGAGCTGATGCTGCACGACGTCCCAGAGCCAGCGCGGTATTATTTCGACTACGACGCGCACGCTCGCGACTTGCGCCATGACTACACCGTCATAGACGGCCCTAGCGGCTGTTTCATCTTCACGGCGTAACCTGCCAATAACAAACCGGTGTGCCGTCTTACCGGCGGCCCGCCGCACCCTGGGAGCTAATGACATGTTTAAAGAAACCTTCAGAGACGACCTGCAGCCTGGCGATTCAATCAGCGTTGAAATTGCTGGCGTCACGTACACGGCGCGCATTGAGTACGACAACGATAGCCGCCCAGACGACTGTGACTGTTACGATGAGACGGACATTGCACGCTGGCAGAAAGGCGACTGGTGCTTTTGTGGCCTTGTAATTTCTGCGGAGTGTGACGGCTGGCTTAAAGATTATGTCGATAGCCTCTGGTGCATTGAGCTGGGGTTTTCTGACAGCGGCGACAAATACTGGAACGAAGTCGCAAACGAGTGCCTCCGCGAAGCAACAAAGTGCTGCCCGCCACTACCAACAACAATTCTGCGCGCGAGTAACTCCGCCGCCGCACCCTAGGAGCAACCGACATGACAACCCACCGGGCCGTTATGGCCGCCTGCACCGGCGCATTGCTGGGCGTGCTCGTTTGGTCGCTGCACGTCTGGGCGCTCACCCCGTACTGACCAACGACTGCAACGAAAGGACGCCAATGCCCGGACCCTATACCGCTCTGGCCGATTTTACGGCCGCTACAGGCCGTTTCTACGAGATAGGCTGTTACGAAGACCCAGACGCGGCAACGGCCGCTGCAGACGACTTTCTGGACGACTGGGACGGCGAAGACCGGTTGTGCTGCGTACTGGTCGAAGACCGCGACGGGAACGCCATTTACGACGCTGCGCCAAGTCCCTAACCGGCTGGGACACGTTGGGACGCTTGGGACGGGTCAAAAATCGTTTTGCGACGGTTAGACCCGTCCCTTCTCACATTACTACTATATTACCCGTCCCACCCGTCCCACTTTAAAAAAAGAAACAATAACAGGCACTTGGCCCAAAAATCAGCCGTCCCAACACCCGTCCCAACGTGTCCCAACGTGTCCCACTTTCGAGACAAACGTCTCATTTATCAACCCCAGAGCGACCCACCGTCCACAATCTCGCCCCGCAAGTTGTCGTCCACTGCGTCTGGAACACCCTCGCCGCGTATCCAAAACCGCGCTTGTGTCCCACCGATCCGCGTTTTTTCCTGCCGCCACCCGCCACGCCGCAGCTGTTCGGCCTGCCCGCCACCCCGGAACGACTGCCCCGTTAGATGCCGCACAATGTCCGCCATGGCCTGCCCGCGTATCGCCACGGCACCGGGCCGCTTGTCGGCGTGCTCGTTCAGCAGCTCCACGAACGGCGGCACTAGCGATTCCTGCACCAGCGCCTTGTCGGCCGTCTCAGGGGCGCGCAGCGGCAACGGTTCGGCCGCATACGTGCGCAGGTGCGCCGCAATATCGGCCAGCCCTTGCGACGCCTGACAGAAACTAACAAACGTCATATAGACGTCGTCCGGCAACGCCTTGGCCGCTGTGCAAACAATCGGATAGATGCGCCGCTCGTTTGCGTCGAACGGCAGGCCGCCCACGCTGTTGCTGTTAAACCAGAACCGATGATGCGCTTTTACCATCGCTTTATCCCGGCCCTTTAATTCCATAAGAGTTTCGTGTTCAGTGATAGACGACTTGAGCGACTCAAGCGCCGTGAACGCCGACTGCGACACGTCTAGCGTCTCTTGGCAGACCACCAGCGACTTACCCGCCAACCAGCCATTAAATTTACCGGTTAGCTGCCCCAGCGTTTCCAGCGAAGCGGTCGCCGGGCCGTAGTGCAACATGCGCACGGTGTCGGCCAGCAGCGACTTGCCGGTGCCGCGTTCCTCGCTAATTAGCAGTATCGCCCAGCGCATGCGCTCGCCATCGCGGAACAGGCTGCACGCGATCCATTGCAGCAGGTTATCCGCCACGTCCAGGCGGTCGCCGCATAGGAACAGCACCAACTGCCGAAACTTAGCCACGGCCGCGCTGTTCGGGTCGCCAACCGCCGCCCATTCTATCGCGGGGTTCGGCCGCCATAGGTTCAGCCGCGCTACGCCGTGTTCATCGCGGCAGATAATCGGCTCGCCGGGCAGCACGTCCGTGCCTCGCACAATCGTTTTTTCCGCGTCGTCCTTATATCGGTCGATCCAGCGCAGCCGCTTCACGTCGCCCTTGTCGGTGAGTTCCGTGTCGTGGAAATGCCGGTTCACGGTCTCCCACGACCGATGCGACATGTACTCGCCCGTTCGCGTGTCGATGTAGCGATCATTCCGCGCGTCGAACACCGCGCGCTCTGCCCGCCATAGCTCATACGTTAGCGCGGCGTCCGGTGCGTCCGTGCTCGCTGGCAGCTGGTCGCCGGGTTTACCCCAGCGCCCCACGGCTGTTTCGATGAACCCCTGCACCTCGCGCGTCGTCTGGTCGTAGGTGTAGCCCGGCAGCGTCCATTCGGCCGCCCGCGCGTGTATCTGTTCATCCGGCACGCCACGCTGCACCCAGTGCGCCACCAGCGCCAGTCCGTTGCTGTGCCAGTTCACGCCGTCGCGTATCTGCTGCTCGCACGCCGCCCAGTCGCGGTCGCTAGGGCCGCCACTGCCAGCCGCCTGCAGCGCCATTGCCGCCGGGTCGGCCACCACGGCCGGGACAGCCGGTGCCAGCGCAGGAGCGCCCGCCCAACCGGCGCGCAGGTCCAGCAGGTCTTCTATATAGTACTCATGCTGCCAGTGCGCGTAGCCGGGCCACGGCTCGCACAGCACCGGGGCCGCTAGGCGGCCGTTGTACGTGCCGGGCAGGCGCAGCACGCGGCTAGGGTTCACGGCAGCGCGGTCCCCGCCCAGCTCGTCCGCCAGGTGTTCGTTCACGCGCCGCACCAAGGCTATGTCGTCCGCTGGGTCGTCCAGCCGCCAATATGCGTGCAGCCCCGCCCCGCTAAACACCACGCTAGACGGCGGCATGGGCAGCGCAGCCAGTTTGGCAACCACGGGCGCAGCGGCGGCACGGGCCGCGTCGGGTGCGGTGTTGCCCTTGTCGTCTTTGGCGATTAGATCGATGTCCACCCACGCACAGGGCAGCAGCGTCGCGGTGTCGTTCCGCACCGGCGCGCGGTCCCGCATCGCGGCGAGGCTGTACGTCAAAAACTGCGGCGTGTCGGCGGTCGCGGGCGCGGGTGCATCCGGCATGGCGGTCAGTTCTTCGGCAGTGCGCCATGCGCTCCGCTGTGCCGCCGCGCCGTTCGTAAGGTCGCGCAGCTCGATAACCAGCCCGTCGGGCAGCCCGTTCCGCCAAAGCTCACGCAGGTGCGTGGCGGCGTGTCCCATTAGTCGAGTGTCCTGAAATTCTTGGCCTCGCGCCGCTTCAGCGTCTTGATGATCCGGCGCACCGCGTTGCGTTCACGCTCCGGCAGCTGCCACCACTCGCGCAGCATCTGCATGCTGATACGCTGCAGGTCTTTGCTGATCGGGTGCGTCGCCGGGATCGACAGGTCGGCAACCAGCTCGTTTACGCTGCAGTCGAACACCGACGCAATCGCAAGCAGCTGCTCGACGCCCATGGCGCGCTCGCCCGCTTCCCAGTGCCACCAGGTCCGGCCGCTGTAGTCACCCGCACGCGCCGCCGCTTCGCCAGCCGTCATGCCGCACGCGATACGTTTCTCGCGGATGCGGTTGCCCAGCTCGATCATGTTGTCGGTGCCGCACTTGTCGGCCCAGTGCCGCAGCGCCGGGCTGACCCGACGCGGCGACTCTAGTTTGCTGTTCGTCTTTCTTTTCACGACGCAGCCTAGAACGGAATCTCGTCGTTCATGTCGTTGCCTACGCTACCGCCGCCCGGCGACTGCGGCACCGAAACACCAGACGCCAGCATGGCTTCCGTGTTCGTCCCCATGGGCCTCGCGGCAGGCGCGGCTTCCGGCAACAGGAACGGCGCTTGTGTGTTCGGGTCGCACGGTATGCGGCCAACCAGCGGCTCCACGATCCCGGACAGGTCCGGCGCGTCGGGGTTCAGCGCCGCTTCGCCGGTCGGGTCGACCAGCCCTTTAAACGTCAGGGTCGGCACTTTCACGTTGCCACCGGCACGCGTCTGGATAGTGCTGGGCTTATCGAGTTCCCAGACCGGCGACCAGTCCGCTGCACGGAACGTCCGGCCCATAAGCTGCTTCACGTTCTGCATGGCCTGCCGCAGCTGGATGTTCGACGTAACGGTGCCGGTGCTTAGCGTCGCCTGGTGCCATTGCCCCGTGACAAACAACATGCCGTCGATTTGGAAGCCGTCCTGCCACGCGTCTGCGCCGCTCGCCCGTTGCGGGTAGCTCGCCAGGTTCGTCGGCAACCGCTGGCCAAGGCCGAGATATGCGGCGTGTTCTTCCATTGGCTGTGGCTGGTCGTCGGACCAAGCGGTCTTCGTTTGACGGAACGTCGGTAGCGCCGCGCAGAACAGGCTGCCCGTGATGTCTACGTCCTCGTCGCCGGTAAGCGGGCGGCAGTACCAACTGCCCTGCTTAAACCGTACAAACGGCGGGCGCTCCGCCGGGCCGCTGTCGAGGTAGTCCAGCGAAAAGTCGCTAAGTGTAGCTAGTGCGTTTGTCATGTCGTTTTATTCCTTGTTTTCCGTGACCGTGAGACGCGGGAACCCATTGCCCCTGCGCGTGTACGGGCTGAGGTCCAGCCCATCCGCTTCAGCGGCTTCGCGGTCGAAACTTTCCCGACCTTTCGTCACGCTGTAGCGAATCTTGTAGCCCGGCGTCTTTGCGACGCTGGTGCCGTGTTCTTCGAGGATGTTCCGTATCCGGTCGCTCAGCGCTTCCTTGCTTCGCTTGGCTTCCGCTTCGGTTATCGCGGCCGTCACCCGGTCCCGCGCTAGGTCGTCCAGCTCGTCCAGCAGGTCCGCCGCCATGGCAGGCTTGTCCGGGTCCAGCGCTCCAATGGTCGCCGCCCGTTCGGCCGTGCATTCGTCACGCAGCGCGCAGTCCTTACATTCCGCTCCGCCCGCTGCCAGCCCTTCGGCCGGGAGGTCGCGGTAGGTCCGCGCGGCATGGGTCAGCTGGGCGCGGCGCAGCAGTTCACGCGCCACGACCGGGTCGCGGGGTATCTCGAATATCGTGATGTCGGCATAATCGCTGGCGTCCACGTAGATGAGCAGCGCGCGTTGCGGCTTGCTGTGGTCGAGCCGCCAGCACAGCTCCATGCCGAATTGGCACTGCGCGACGTGGGCGGGTTTCGGGTCGTTCAACACCACGCGGGGGTCGATCGACTTGATCTCCAGGTACACCACTTCGCCGGTGTCGCCGAGGCGCATGAACCCGTCCGGGGTGGCGCTAATCCGCAGCGCTTCATCGCGCAGCGTTTCTTGGCGGTCGCCGATTGCGGTGAACCAAATATCCTGCTGTTGGATGATGCGGAACTCGCGCTCGATACGCGCAAGCACCGTGCAGAGCCATTCTTCCATGGTGTCGCCGCGTACCGTGAAACCGTTACCGGTCCATTCCGCCGCGTCGCGGGTCTGGCTGTGTTTCAGCGCGCGCTGGCACCGGTAAACCGTGGACGCGCTAACGTAAGCGTTGCGGTCGTGTTCCCAGGTCTTCGGCGTAGTCAGGTGCGCTAGGATTTGTTCCCTAAGCCAAGCTCCTGCCATGTCAGGCGCGGCCAGTTGCGCCCCCAGTTCCGTAGACATTCCTGCGTCTCCTCTAGCGACCGCGCCATGGCCCAATAGCCACCGGCGGCTTGGATGATTTCGCCAACTACGCGCTGTTCGGGAGACAACCGACCCTTTGCGGCTTTCAGCTCAATGCAGAGCAGGTCGCCGCCGTGCAGGATCGTCAGGTCGGGCCAGCCTTTTCGCAGCCCGTGCCGCTTGATCGTCTGTTGCGCCTTCCAGCCGCGACGGCCTTCGTTCACCACAGAGGTCCAAATAAGCGGCTCTCCCAGTTCGCGTTCAACAAAGCGCAGCCAGTCGGCGACGGACGTGTGGATCATGCTTTCTGACTGCGTCATGGGGGCGGTTCATAGCGCAGCTAAACAACAAACGCAATATAAGTATGCGGGTAAAGTTGACTTTCTGCACTTCACGCCGTACTGTCCCCGCACAACAACGGGAGCGGCCAATGAGACGCCACCTATTGCCCGCCGCCATCGTCATCGCAGGCGCTACGGCGATCAGCCAAGCCTACGACGCGCTGGCGCAACAACTAGCGACACCGCCGGAGCATTGGCTGCCGGAACTACTGAGCGCGGGACCAGAATCAGCGTTTTGGTTGTACGTCGGCGGGCTGGCAGCGGGCGGCAACGCCGCGTATTTCGCAGCGACCGGCGAACCGCTGTACTGTGGCGCGCACAAGCTCGAAGACATTGAAGCCACCCGCGACGTGATCCTCGACTTTGTCGTGCACATCGAACTGAACGAGTACGCGATCCTTGAAGCGGTCGTCCCGGCGGCCTTCGCGGTGGCCTATCCGTGCGCGGGAGCGGTCGGGGGTGCGCTGTGAGAGGCGCGACGCTGTTTAGCGGCATAGGCGCACCAGAAATCGCAGCGCCAGACATCGAATGGGTATGGCACGCGGAAATCGAGCCGTTCCCCAGCGCGGTCCTCGCCCACCACCACGGCACACCCAACCTAGGAGACGTAACGGCAGATGACTTTATTGAACGAGCCAAGCAGCACGGACCAATTGACGTTCTTGTCGCCGGAAGCCCCTGTCAGTCATTCAGCGTCGCCGGAAAACGTCTCGGACTGGATGACCCGCGCGGCAACTTGGCCCTCGTCACTTTGCGAATTTGTCAGCAGTTACAGCCCCGCTGGCTCGTCTTCGAAAATGTCCCTGGTTTGCTTAGCAGCGGCGGAGGGGACGACTTCGCTGCCTTCCTCGACCAAATGGAAGTCTGCGGGTATTCGGGCGCGTGGCGAATCCTGGACGCTCAATATGCCGGAGTGGCACAGCGACGCCGTCGCGTGTTTGCTGTCGGCCACCTTGGAGACGACTGGCGACCACCTGCGGCGGTACTGTTTGAGCCAGCGGGCCTGTGCGGGGATACTCCGCCGAGCAGAGAAGCGCGGGAAGAAACTGCCCCCTATTCTGGAGGCGGCATTGACCAAGGGCGCGTCGTCGGAACTGTAACAAGCAAATGGGCCAAAGGCACAGGCGGTCCAGCCGGTGACGAGGCTTATAACTTGATTTGCTTCGGTGCGAACAATAGCGCGGGCCAAAGCCTAAGCGCCAGCGACGCAATCACGCCGACACTTAGCACGACGAAGGTTCCGGGGGTCGCGGCGTTCCAGTCGTCGCAGTCTGGCGTTCGTATCGGCGACACTCACGCAACGCTTGATGCACACAATGGCAGCCGCAGGCAAAACGGGGTCACGGACGGCCTAACAGTGCGCCGCTTGACGCCACGCGAATGCGAGCGACTGCAGGGTTTCCCTGACGACTTCACGCTGATCCCGTACCGTCACGGCAAGCCCGCCGCAGACGGCCCGCGATACAAGGCGCTGGGCAACAGCATGGCCGTGCCGGTTATCGGTTGGGTGCTGGACCGCGTGCGGCTGTTTACGGAGCTACGCCCATGACCCCACGCATCGCAAACAGCACCGACCCGCTCGTCACCCGGCTCCGCAAGTACCTCGACGCCAGCGACCTCGCGCAGCAGCCCGTCGAACACGTCTGCCCTGCTATCGAAGCGGAAATCGCCGGTGTGCTTGATTATACGCCGGGCAGTGATATACCCGCCCGCGAACTGCTGGTGCTGGAGCTGCACGCCCGGTCGCGTAGGCCGCTGGTAGCTGCGGCGATTAACGGGTTTCGCGATTTACCGGCTGGTTCTTAGTTAAATTGTTGACGCGTCACGCTGGCGCGCCTAAATGTTGTTTTGTGCAATCAAGAGAGCGGCAAAACGCTCCGTGAGCACTGCAACATAGTGGGAGTCACTACCATGGCATTTGATCCGCAACGCGCGGCTGCTTTTGCGGCCCGCCTCAAGCGCATCATGCGCGACCGCGATCTAACGCAACTGCAAATCCAGCGCAGCACCGGGCTGTCGCAACAGGCCATATCCGGCTGGGCGCGCGGCCTGCACCTACCACGCGGCCGTAGGCTGCAAACGCTCGCCGACTTCCTGCAAATGGACCCGCGCGAACTCTGCCCCGAATCCTTCGATGATACGGTGGTTTCTGTCGCGACCAGCAGCATCAATTTCCAGCCCGTAGACGGCCAGCCAGGTTGGTTCATCCTGCGCATTGGCGGCATGCCGGTGGACGACCAGATGCTTCATGAGGTTCTCGAAGCCAACAACCGGTTCGGCGAACGGAAGAAGAAAGAGGACTTCCAAGATGTTAAGCTATGAGACAGCCGACCGCCCCAGCGCCACGGCCGAGGCTTTCGACGTCAAACATTTGCCCGGCACTACCGACGACCTGCGGGTGATCTGGTACGACCGCGACACTAGCGGCGCGCTTGTGCTGTTCTACGACAGTGTCGGCAAGCACGCGACACGCCGCGCCGCCGAAGAACGCAAGCGCAAGCTCATCGCGATACGGGACCAGCAGCGGCCGCACGTTAAGCTCTGCCCCAACCGCGACCTCTACATGCTGCACGTCTACGTCGGCGACCCGCCAAAACTGCTGCGGCGGTCCCTTGGCACCCGCGACCCGGACGAAGTGCCGCGCCGGATGGAGCAGCGCCTTGCGGAGCTGGGCCTTGGCACGTCCGTCGCGCAGTTCACCGTGCAGCAGCTGCTGTCGGAATACTTCGACCAGCGCCTCGCAACCGCGTCCTACGCCACCCGTGCCAGCTATCGCAGCATCATCGGCAAACTGCGGGACGCGCTTACCGACGACAAGCCGGTGCGCCACGTAACCGACGCCGACTTGGCCGCGTATCGGGAGCAGCGCTTGCGCTCGATCAGCCACAACAGTTTCCGGCTCGACGCCGTTGTCTGGAACGCCGCTGTCCGGCACGCGGTCAAAACCAAGCGGATCAGTAAAGCCGACGCGCCGCCACTGTTCGACGTCGCAAGGCCGGTGGTCCACGACAAGCTGGTGCTCACCAAAGACGACTGGGCGACGGTGCTGGACTACGCGGAAGCATGGCGCACCAGTGGTGGCTACTATGGCGACCGCAGCCGCCTGTCTGCGCTGGAACTGTACCTTTGGCTGGTGCGTTACACCGGGGCGCGTGTCGGCGCTCTAATGGACCTGACGTGGGATCGCGTGGACCTAGCGCTGAACGTCATACACCTGCAGCCCAGCGGTATCCGCGAGACGTCAAAACGCCGTCCCAGCGTCCCTATCGCGCCGGATTTGCGGCCGATACTCGAACGCGCTGCAGCAGAACGCGAACCAAGCGACGCTAACGTGCTGTGGCAGCGGGAGCATATCGGCAGCAAGCTGCGGCGGCTGCGAGCCAAGATGCAGGGCGACTCGGACGCACGGGTGCAGGACATGGCCGACCGACTGCACAGCCACGCGTTCCGGCGGTCGTACATTACCTGGGCCGTTGCAGCGGGTCTGTCGCCGTATCTGATCGGGCAGGTGACGGGCCAGTCCACGCAGATCATCGAAACCGTCTATGCCGCGTACCGGCCCGACATGGGCCGCAGCGTCGTGGACGCGGTGTAGTGGGGACGTTGTTCCGTTAATGTTCTCACGTAAATATGTGTTTCTGCCTGTAACGTGCAAATTTTACCGAAAAAACCTTGCTGCACGGTGCGGTATGTGGAACACAGCAACGGCCGCTAATAAGGGCGGCGCTAATTGGGAGTTAAATTGAAATGAACTACGAAACGCTTTCAAAGTTGGGGTCACACACCCCGATTTTTTCGCTCCGGCTGAAAGGCTGGCTCTTTTATCAAGCGTGGCTGAGTCGCTGCGTGGATGCAGCAACTGCTGAATTTGGCGCGAACCAGCGGTTAGCGGTTTGTTGCACTGGCGTGATCGACGGGGGGCGCGGCAATGCTTCAGCAACTTGATCCCATCGACCGTTTCACCCAAACGCTGGAAACCGCAGCCGCCGAAGCGGGTGTCCAGATTCTCGACACCGAAGGCGGCCATTACGAAATCGAGTTCCTTGGCGTCGTGGACCGGCAAACACTGCTGGCTTTTGTCACCGCGATGCGCGCCTACGGCGAACGCGAACTTGAACACGTCACGTCCGCTTCAGGACTTGTGACGCTTCATAGTTAATTAGTCTGGTAGTTTGTAACGTACTGTTTCCAGACACTTAGCTGCAACCCATAGCTTTCTGGCGTGCTGTCCATAGCAAACCGCCGGTAAAGCCAAGGAAAAGGGCCGGGACGCTGCAACGCTCCGGCCCTAGTCGTTTCTAGTGCATCACTGCCGCGTCTTGGTCCGTTTGGTACGTTGTGACCGTGATTTTGACCATTTCGGACCCAATGTAGGCGTTCATTTCTAAGTCCAGCCCCAGCAGCACGGCGTTTTCGACCATTTCCGCGATAGTGTTTCCACGTATCAAGTCCGCTTCTGCTTCGTCGTCGTGTTCGGTTTCGGACACGGGGTACAGGTCGTCGTCAGTCATCGCAGATAGCGTCCCAGGCGGCGTTATGGGCTACGATAGCCCGGAGCGTTTCAGTTGTGTCGTCTGTACTGCCGGGGATCGGCTCGAACACGACGCACGCTACAGACAGCGACGGTGGCGGCAGGTCACTTGCGGAGTCGGTCTTTGTTCCGCAGCTGGTCAATAAGATCGTCGCGGCTAAGCAGATCGGCAGACGCAGCGTCGGCTTTCGCGTCCAGGGCATTGGCAGCGGCCTCCAGGTCGGACTTGCGTTGCGCCTTTTCTGCGGCGCGGCGACCACTGCGGAATGCCAATCCCGATTGGATTAGCAGCCCAGCAATGATACGGACGATTTGCAGTACGGTCTGCATTAGCCAATGCGCCGGTTCGCCACCACGCGCCCCCAAATCGCAAAGCCAGCCGCACCGACGCCAACGGCGTTCAGCAGCCAGTCTACAATCGCGGCTTGGTCCGCAGCGGTGACTTCGGCGGCACCAGTCTGCGCTGCGACGCCCGACACGGCCATCACGATAACGCCCAGCACAGTGCGGGATTGCCACCACGGCTTGGTTTGGTTCGTTGTCTCGTTCATGGTGTACTCCTTTGTAGTCGTTAGTTACGAATCTGAAAAAACGCACCGGCGACCAGCGCGCCCAGCGCCGCGACGGTCGCCACGCGCGCGACGGTCTGCCAGACGGTGCGCTTCGTCGCCCGCCACGCGCCCAACAGACCCTTGAGGTCGTGTATGTCGGCAGCGGTCTGCGCGTCGTCGGGGTCGAGGCCCATGCGGCGGAGCGTTTGTTCGACCGCTTCGGCGGCCACTTGGCGCAGTTTGTCGTCGTCGGTCATGGTTACAGGGTTCCTTGGTAGTGTTCCGCGAGGCTTAGCACGCCGGTCGTGGGGAGAGGCGAGCCAGCCGCGATGTTGACTGTTACGGTGCCGCTGCCGCTGGTGAACTCGTAGTAGTGTTCCCCGCTTCCTACAGTCTGCGGCGCTGGCACAGTTATGTTGCTGGACGTTAGCGTCACGCTCGACGGCATGCGCA